TAATATTGGGCACACTAGAAGCCGCAATCATTTGGTGTATCCATAACGCTTTATAGTAGTCAAACTCATATATACTTGTATGAGCATGCGACAACGTTATCATACGAACATATTGGCTATACAAGCACGTATAGATCTGTATAGTCGTCTATATATTACCTACAAGCTGGCTAGTGATCTAAACGCATACTACGCACTCATAGATGAACTAGTCACTATTAAACTCGCTATACTAGCACATGAGCGAGTATATGGATGGAATCAATAATGAACACACTACATATAGCCTTAGCACTAGTAGTAGCAACGACATTATGGGTAGCGATCTATATACTATTACAGTATGTATAGCAAGGCCCCGCTGTAGGTGTATAGCACATGTATAAGAACTGCTTGTATCCCTAATGGAAGCTAGACTTACACACGAGTAAACATAATGGGCGGAACCTTATTACTTACTGTATAGCTCGAGTATAGAGTCTATAGATGCACAGTGCAAGACGTTTGAGTATACTCGCTAGATCTACACTAGGCCCCGCTGTACGGTCACGTGCGCACACTATGCATGTAGGATAGGCCCCGCTGTAGAAGGTCTATACATGCTGGGGGATATCTAGATTGAGGGCTTTTGGCGGAGAATTGCGAGTAACCATTTAAACTATGCCCCTCTCGCCCACGAGCCGCCAAATTCTTACTACCGTATGCTCAAAGTGTCAACCTTGATAGTGGCTTACGATCAAGAATCTGCCACACTTTATTGCACTTTTCCACACTTTTCTAGACATTTTTAGCTTGACACCTTGCTTAGATTGATCACTACGCTAGGGGTCATGATCTAGATCACACTTTTCCACATTCTAGAAGACTCTCTACTCGACTGTACGGTGAGAAGTCTGCCTAAACACTTGTAAAGACTAGTAAACCGATATATACTATATACTCATTAGGAGATGACCATGCAGGCTAGTAAGAGTTTTATACAGTTCGCTACTCATGCTGTACATATAACAGTAACTGAGGATCATCATATACGAGTATTCAAGCATAGTGATCGTTGTTGTGACTTTGCCGTGTTTGATAATCAAGATGATGCATGTGATTATATTCTTGAATTAATGCCCTCTACACACTATAAGGTTAGTTTTCCCGAGGAAGATGAGTAATTAATAGTCTTTTAAGGGCCGGAAAAGTCCTGCTAAAACCTGCTTGGTTCAGCAGGTTTTATTTTGGCATTTTATTCTAGAATCCAAAAGTCAAATCAAATGTTATTAACCCTGCTGTCAACCAGGTCTTTGTTGTATTTCTGCCACAGTGTTGTTTTTTCGCCACAGTTAGTTGGCGCTTACCAACTTAGAATCGGTGAGACAGCGGTGACGTCCACCCCCCTCTGTTCGATAGTCTAATTATAGTGCCTTTTGGCTAGTTCGTCAACACCCCTACAGAATGGTCGTGTTCTTTTAGCCACTTGACGGTTTGGGCGGGGTGCGCTATAATAGTGGCATGAAGACAAAAAGAACTGCTCGTAAAGATTCTAATTTCGTTATCTATTGTGCATTTCACAATGGACTAGCCTACATAGGGCTTACTCGCAAGGGATCTACTACAGTCACAAAGGCTGTCAAAGAACGGTGGCGTAAGCATATAAGCAGAGCTAGACACGAAGACAGGGACTGGGAGCTCTATCGCTATATTAAGAGTGGGAACTGGGACGGATGGACTCATACTGTCTTAGACGTCATACGCGGTCGTGCTGAAGCCTATGCCTACGAGCGTGAGCTGGTCAAGCAGATACAACCTGAACTGAATGACCAGTATCTTTGAAGGGTTATTGACAGCCTCACAAGATCGTGTTATAATTATGACATATTAACAAGGAGCGAACCATGTTTAAACTATTAAGTACTGCCAACCCTAAGATCCAAAAGGGCACTAAGATGGGCTATCTTAGCTTCATCTTACACCTTGCACCTAGTACACTGAGCGGCAAGAACACTTGCCCTAAGGCTACACCGGGTTGCATTGCCGCTTGCCTTAACACTGCCGGGCGTGGTGGTATGTTCAAACGGGGCGAGAATACTAACATGATTCAGCAGGCTCGTATCCGCAAGACAAAGATGTACTTTGAGCAAAGAGATCTGTTCCTTGCTACATTAGAAGCAGACATCCGCAAGGCTATCAAGTTCGCTGAAAAGCAAGGCTTGACACCCGTGTTCCGTTTGAATGGTACTAGTGACTTATCTGTAGAAAAATGGGGCATCATTGAGAAGTTCCCTACAGTACAGTTCTATGACTACACTAAGGTCTTAGGACGCAAGGTTGCGCATCTGCCTAACTATCACCTTACATTTTCTAAGGCAGACGGTAACGATGCTGATGTTGCAGAAGCATTAATGCAGGGCATGAGCGTGGTTGCTGTCTACGACAAGATCCCAGAGGGTGTTCCGAGTGCAGACGAAACTGACTTGCGCTTTTTGGACCCTAAGGGCATTATGCTAGGATTGAAGGCCAAGGGTCGTGCTAAGAAAGACTACAGTGGATTCGTAATCCGCTTGACAGAGGTAGCATAAGGCAGTATAATAGACACATAGACAGTTAACTAAAGGAGCGAAACTTGAGAACTATCACTACAATGAACAACGGTAACATCTACCAAATGGACATTACAGAAGCCATTGAGATCGTAGAAGCCTACAAAAGGGTCAACGGTCATCCTGGTGTACTAGAAGCGGTAATGGAGATGGGTGACAGGGTAGCACTAGACGAGCTACCTACGATCCAGAAGGTGGCCTACAGACGCTTTATGAAAGATATGCAGGCCTTGTTTGCACCGGTTGACGCCTAAGCGATTAGGTAGTATAATTAACACTTAGCAACAAAGGAGCAGAAGATGGAATGTACACATTGCAGAAAATGGCACTTTAAAGGCGTAGAGACATGTAATGTACCGGGTGCGCCAAAAGAGACTCCTTTCAAAGCATAGGGGTATTGACAGAGTTAGGTCTATGTGCTATAATAAGCACATAGACACACAAAGAAGGAGCGAAAAATGGCAAAGTATAACAGAATCAAGCATGTCATAGAACTAGCTAACGAAGTCCTAGATTTCCGTGCAGAACGCGGAGCTGGCTTTGAGACCCTAGAAGCAGAAGACATAGAGTGGATCGGGACAGAAGCCCAATGCAACTATGAAGGTGTCTGCGAGATCCTAGGCATTGCATTACCTGAATCTTTAGGGCCTGTATTAGCAGACTAAATTGAAGGGTTATTGACAGGGTTAGGTCTATGTGCTATAATAAGCACATAGACAGTTAGGAAAGAGTTAAAGGTTACCTACACCGTTAGGCGCCCAGATAGAGGACAGTATCGACGGATACGCTTGAGGATGGGGCATGAAACAGGCACCTAAGACGTGTTGGAGAAGCGGCGGAGTATGTAGGCAGTAATGACCGTAGAGGCCCAGTGGCAGACGTTGCCCTGTGGTAGAGATAGATCTACAATGGTTCCTTTAGCCTTTTCCTAACTGTTAGAGTGAAAGGCATTGCCCAAAACTTGGTGAGGATAGCACGGTAGCGCCGGCGGTAAATGGCTAATGGAGACGTTCTGTTAGTTACACCATTCCAAAAGATGCCAAGAAGTGGAGTCTCATGTGTCGAGCGATCAGAGACTTTGGACAAAGGGAAGCTCCAGTGCATTTCACTGTAACAGTTTAAGGCAGCTCAGGCCAAGTGACCCTGAGTCGTAAGTCCAATCTAATTCATGGCATAACCCTATGCGGCGTAGGGTTGTTGACAGGCTAGCCAAAATGCAGTATAATAAACACATACACAAACAGGAGCCTATATGTTAACAAACTGCGTCGCTAAAGCTAAACTAGTTTTTAATAAAAAACTACAGTCCTACAAACTAGTTGTCGCATTTAATGCACACAAAACAATTAAAAAAGTAGGTAATACAGAAGTAATAAAATATAACTTCCCTACACAATCTAAATGTGCATATGTTAGCGGGGACTTACTTGCAGAAAATTTGTCTGTAGAGTTAGCTAAAGTATTACCTAATGTCTACAAAACAATACGCACAAACAGTGTAGAATTTGTGGAATAAAAACAACACTAGAGTGCGTAGGGTCTTTGACTTTACGTGCTCTCTATGTTATAATTAATTTTTAAACAGCAATAGGAGCGAAAACTATGCAAACAGTAACATTTAACACTAGCGGAGACGGCTACTGGTCTACTACAGCTAAAGCAGTAGAGATTGTAGACATGCAACTAGGCTATGTAGCAGACGACAAAGATTTTGGCGAGCTGTGCGTGTACTTTAACACTAGTACTTGGGACGTTAACACAGACGGACTTATTTACACAGACAGCGCATTTATAGAAGACTTGCGTACATTCCTAGCAGAGCATAATTTAAACACAGACGTAGACTACAGCGAACAGGGTATGCAGGGCGACAATTATGTTAGCTTAGACGTTACAGGCGGCTTTATTGCTAGCTGGGAAGCTAAATTTGGAGAAGTATGTTTAACAGCCTAGTGCAGTGGGCAGGCACTGCCTGCTTCCTATGCATGTACACTATAATGAGCTTCTTCCCTGCTTATAACAGCTACAGCATCCTAGCAGGATTCTGTGGGGGGACGCTGTACATGGTATGGAGCCTGCGAGTGCGCAACTGGCCCCAAACCCTAACAAATTGCGTGTCAATCACCATATGCGCTATAGGGTTATATAAAGCATTTGGTTGACAGGCCACCATGGATCTAGTATAATACTAACATCAACACACAAAAGGAGCGAAACTTATGTATGATATCGTAAACAACCCAATTCCCCGTAGCGGATTCTTTGCAACTCCAGACAGCCTAGAAGACTTGTTTGCCTACGTCAACTCTATGTCGGGTGCAGAGCGTACAGTGGCAATGACTGTGGCAATGATGGCTCTTAACTTGTCTAACAAGCTCGTAGAGGACAAGATCCTGTCTAAAGAAATCTTTTGCCAATAGGTTGACAGCCTAGCCAAAAGCCTGTATAATTAAGACTTACACAAACACACTAGGAGCGAAAAATGGGTACACGATCAATGATTGCTATTGAAAATCCAAATACCAAAGTGGTTAAGGCTATCTACTGCCACTGGGATGGTTATTTGGAGCACAATGGCTCTATCCTCAACAAGCATTACACAGCAAGCCCTAAGGTCAACAACCTGATTGCATTTGGTGACTTGTCTAGCCTGCGTCCAGAGATTGGGTCAGAGCATCCCTTTAGTCGCATAGATACTAAGATGACAGACGCTGAATGGGACGAGCTCTACGGCGATATGTGTACCTTTTACAAGCGTGACCGAGGCGAGACGGGTGCAGACTATAAGCGTTTTGAGTCAGCCAAAGAGGCAGTAGCACACTATGACGGCAGCTGGTGCGAGTACTTCTATCTGTTCAAGTACGATGAAGACTTGGAAACAGGCAACTGGTACTATCGTACACGCGAAAACGGTCGTTGGAAGCGTTTGGAAACAGCCCTTAAGAAGTTTAAGAAAGACGAAGTAGCATGACAGGTTTTGAATCAAAGAGGGCTTCGGCCCTTGACAAGCTCGATACAGAGTGGATTGAACTACGCGATCAAGTCTTAGAGCAGATCGTTAAGGATGTGAATGACGGTGACCTCTCAGCGATTGAAGAACTGTTGGTTTATTGCAACGAAACAGCCATGAGACACTACCTGCCCGAAGTTGACGACTCTGAAGAAGAGTAGTATAATTAACACTTAGCAACAAAGGAGCGCAACATGAAAAAAGTCAAAGTTGAAACATTGATTGTTCAGGAACTTGAAGTCCCAGAGGATTGGGGTCGTGAAGAAGTCTATGACTTCCTTGCCGAGTTCCAATCATTCCGCACAGCGTTCCAGGGTGTGAGCAACGAAGATCAAACAGCCCGCATCGTTGATCTGGGTGTCTTAACCGAAGAAGTAACAGAACTAGGAGATGAAGCATATGACGACTGAACGATACTCTATGAGTGATGTAGCCTACGACATTGAACAGCTATACATTGAGGGCTATAAGCCTAAATCAATCGCTGTCCAACTAGAGATTCCTTTGAGCATGGTCTACGATTGGATCGAATCCAACGGTGTTACATCTGAAGAAGATGTTGTAGAAGAGCCACAGAACGAGATCTACAGCCCCTATAACGGCGCTTGACACTTTGGGCTAGCCCTGCTATAATAGAACTATAGTAAGGAGAGCGAGATGAAGATTGTAATTAAAGTTCCAAAGCAGGTTAGGGCACACATTGTCCTGTTCTGCAAGGATACACCATTTAAGCCTAAACGGGTAGAGAACAAGTTGGCCTACAAGCGTAAGCCCAAGCACAAAGGACGCGACTATGAATGAACATGATCGTAGCAACTTAGAGTTCTTGCTCAACGCCAGTCCTGATGTGATTAAGGATTGGGAAAGCAAGGTAGAAGCTGATGACATTGAGTATGCCCAAGAGCTTCTAAACCAATTTGCTCTCGAACTACGCGAACAGGCTTTGGCCCTCAAAATTGAGTGCAAAATGACGTTGGAAAGTAATTACCCTGAAGCAAATAGGGTTATTGACAGGATCCGGAAACTCTAGTATAATACTTACTTACAGACACAAAAGGAGCAGAGATGAACATAGCAACATTAGAGCAGTATGTAGAAAACAAGAACAAGTGGCGTGCCGTATTCAACCAAAAGCCTTTGAGCCTGTTAAACGGTGCAGATCGCCAAGCCATTGCTGATGGCATTGACAGCGAAATGAGCCCAGAGAACTTGACCTGCGATGGCGAACTGCCTGCGTCAGTGGTTCGTGCAAAGATGCGTAATCTTACTCGTTGTGCTGAGGAATTGCTCAGCATTGATCCTTCAGTAACCTTTAGCGAAATGGGAGTTTAATATGCCAAATTGGTGCAATAACACAGTAGAGATTAGTCACAGCGACCCTGCCAAGATTCGTGAGTTAGTTGCGGCGGTTAATGAAGGCAAGTTCTTGAACTACTGCAAGCCAGTGCCAGAAGCCCTACAGATTGTAGCAGGGCGAGTTGGTGATGACGCAGACCCTGAGCAGATCAAACTGCAAGAGCAGACCATGCACAATCTCAGCACCTATGGTTATGCCAATTGGTACGACTGGTGTGTGAATGAATGGGGCACCAAATGGGATGTCAATGCCATTGAAACTATTGAACTAGAAGGGGATGTGGATCACATTACCTTTGGATTTGACTCAGCATGGAGTCCACCTACAGGTGCTATGGAGTATTTGATGGACCAAGGGTTCACAGTCAGGCTCTACTACTACGAGCCCGGCATGGCCTTTGCTGGCATCTTTGACGAGAATGGCGATGACTGCTATGACATCGGCGGACTGACTAGTGAAACAGTCAAAGACGCTATCCCAGAGGTCCTAGACGAGATGTTTGGAATTTCAGAAACGATTGCTAACTACGAAGAAGAAGAAAATGAAAACGAATAAAGAACTAAACACTGAGCACGATCAGAAGCAGACTGATCGAGTGCGCCCTAAACAGTCCGAGTATGATTTCACAGCCCTAGAAGCAGTAATTAGACAATGGGTAAAGGCGCATGAGTAAGCTGAACCTATTTGGTAGGCCTTGGGTTGTATTTGATCCCAGTAACAAAACCCATAGGTTACACTACCATAACTTCGTTCAAACCGGATCCTGGGGGCAATGCCCGTTTCGATTCGTAGTTGACGAAGATCACGGGGATTTGGTTACAATGATTCAGCGAACTCTAATTAAATTCTACACTGAGAAAGAGTTCGGAACTGTTGTGAAAAAGCCACAAACTTTGGTTCGCCAAAAGAAGAAGTAAATGGTTGACAACTAACCATAATAGTTGTATAATTAGGACATGCAGAAGAGATTGGCTCTAATGCATATTTTTAACACACACAGAAGAGGTATTTTAAAATGGCTACAGATAAATTGTTTACAGTTGTTGGTGTATCTAAACTCGCTGGCGAGTACAAAGTTCGCTTTGCCAATGATACAATGCGTGTCAAGGTTCTTGAGAAGCACGGTCACGAAGACACTCGTTTGGTACAGCTGGATTCAGCAATGACCAAATACGATGCTGTTAAGACTATCGCTACATGGCCTGAGTTTGCTGATGCAAGTGCTCAGTCAGCGATTGCAGAGTACTTGGACGAGAAGGCTCCTAAGACTACAGCAAAGGCTCCTGCTAAAGCTGTTAAGGCCACAGCACCTAAGGCTAAGGCAACTGCAAAGGTTGCTGTAACTGAGGACGAAAACGCTCCTTTCTAAGCTATGCCGTTTATCCAGTACGAAGTATGGGGGATCACCGATCAGCATGAAGAGCTGATCGAGTGCGTTCCTACCCTAAAAGAAGCAGAAGAGATCGCAGAAGTTGAACGAGAGTTCTGCGATGAGGTTTACATACTGGAAGACACGGATGATGACCTTAAAGAAGTAAGGCGATATCAGGGCCTATAGCTCAGTTGGTTAGAGCAGAGGACTCATAATCCTTTGGTCCCTGGTTCGAGTCCAGGTGGGCCCACCATTCAAAGGTGTTGTGGCGACGCAACACCTTTTCTCTTGACTAGATCCCCAAAATGCCTTATAATTATGATTCGAAGGCGACGGGATGGACGGCATCGCTGGGCATACCAATAATACCCTTTCATCCTCTAGGGTTATTGACAGTTTGGCTAGATTCAGTTATAATAATGACATAGCAAGACAAAGCAGGAGTCCAAAATGAAAACAGTTATTATCACATATTTTGGCAAAGAGTACGACTACCCTTTGCTCTCTGCCGAGGACATTGGTGACGACTACATCATTCGTTTGTTCAAGTATGAATTCAGCGTTCAAGGCTATGAACAATGTTACAATAACACCCGGCGTTTTCATTTTGTTACTACCCTTGAAGAACTGGCAAAACTGGTTGACGCCCAGCCCAAACCGCAGTATAATATACACATACAAACAGCAAATAGGAGCGAACACTATGAGCAACGAATTTAAGAGCTGGGAAGAGATGTCCGTGCTAGAGCAATATGCCTGCCAATACTGGGATATGTATAAGGATGCCTATGGCGTTCGCCCACGCGGTATCGATACCACCAACTGGACTGAAGCAGAGTTTGAAGCTGAGTTCGTTCAGTTGAGCCGGACTATTGAAGCCAACTACAAGGACCAGTTAGAGTCCGAAGCTCGTGCCGTTGTGGCATTTGAAGATCGTGTCACTAACCTCATGCACACCAGCACCAACCGTCAGCGAGTGATTGCATGGCTGATGGATGCTGAAGGCGCCAATGGCGACTACGAGTATTTCTGTTTCACTCAGGGCTTGCCCTATGGTTACTTCAATAAGGAGACAGTATGATTACACAAGAAACCCGTGATAACTATGATACCAGTCATGGTTCACCATTTGATCGTGGCTCAGCAGACAGTTGGTACTCACGTCCTCGCAATCCACACAGGGGTGGCGTAGGTGGCGACAGTGGCCCACGCATCACAGAGCTTACACCTGCTGAAGTGCAGGCATACCTAGCAGGCTATCAGTATAACGAACAATTTGGAGGCAAGAAAGATTATGATTGATCAACTTACACTGGCGTTCTTATACACATGGCCCTTATGGGCGTTCCTAGTGCTACTACTTGTGGCCATCATTGTAGAAGAAGGCATTACCCACTATCGTCGTAGGGTTATTGACAACCCTACCCTTTGGTAGTATAATTAAGACTTAAACAACACATAGGAGCGAAACATGGGTTATTTTACAGATTGTGATTTTGATTCAACACTGGACATGATTGATTGTGTGAATGAAGTTGTGGAGCGTCATGTACGCAAGATGGAACGCTCGAGCCCTACCGAGCTGGGCTTGGATGTGCGCTGTGGTCCTGTGTACATTGACAGGGATGAGGAAGTGATTGCTGTGAGCCACTCCAGCGCCATCGACTACTATGGTGGCTTCGAATACATCAAAGAGGACGAGGGTCGCAAGACTTGTGGGGATTACACTTTCTTCACTACTGAGTCCAGCAGGGTGCAAGACTGCTTTGATCACCTCAACGAAGAGGTTGACACTGAGTAAGATTGGCTGTATAATTAAGGCTTAAACACACACAGGAGCGAAGATGAAAACCATTCAAGAAGTTAACCAAGCTATCATGTTTGGCAATTGGACCAACACTGAATTGTCCAGCATGATCGATGCAGTCAAATGGAATCGCGGACGCCTTGCTGAGCGCACCAAAGCATCAATCTGCGTAGGCGATAATGTCGAGTTTACCAGCTCAAAGACCGGACGTGCCATGCGCGGTTTCGTTACCAAAATTGCCATTAAATACGTCACAGTCAACACAGGCATGGGCTTGTGGAAAGTTCCGGCCAATATGCTTACAGTGGTTGACGCTGAGCTGGCTTGACAGTATAATAACTACTTCAACAACACATTATAGGAGCGAAACTTATGATTACAGCAGAACAGATTGCAAAGGGCAAAGAGTTGGCAGAGCAGGCTTCATTGGCCGCTTACCAAAAGATGGGCGGCGACATGTACGCATGTGGCTTTGCTTGGGTAGACGTCTATGTGGATCGTACTAACTCAAAGCAGGCCAAAGAGTTGATTGCCGCAGGTTTCCGCAAGGACTATAAGCCCAAGTGCTTGAGCATGTGGAACCCAGGTGGACTTGGTGTGCAGAATGTAGACATCAAAGAAGCGGGTGCAGACGCTATGGCCACATACCTGCAGGCACTAGGCTTGAAGGCCTACGCAGGAAGCAGGTTAGACTAATGTTTGCATCGGTCCTAGGCTTTATGGTCATCGTGGGTCTAGGACTCATGATGATCGAACTGGTAGGCATGTTTGCTCTCTTGTTCTTTGGCTTGATCATATTCATGGGACCGTTCCTGTGGATGAAGATCTTATTTGGCGTAGGTGTAGTCATTTGGTGTCTAGTAAAATGAAGACGATCTACATCATAGCCGCTGTGATAGGATCCCTAGTCAATTTGGCCACTGACAGTGAAACAGCCTTGTTTATGGCAGTGTTGGCGGGTTTGGCATTAGTCCAAATGGCGTTGACAGGCCAATGATTAGACAGTATAATTACTACTTCAACACAACACATAGGAGCGTAACTTATGAGCAGAATTATTAATGCATTGGATTTGGGAACAACTAAGAGCCTAGAGCAGGCGCCAGTGACCAAAGTACTTACAGAAACAGATGAAGAGATCATGCAGAGACTTGCTGATCGCTTTGAGATTCTAGAAGACATGACACGTGCTGTTAAGAAGGGCGATGTCAAGGCTATGATCGTAACAGGCCCCCCAGGCGTAGGCAAGAGCTTTGGTGTTGAGAAAGTCTTGTCAAAGCATGACGTATTTGCCAACGTTGCGCAAGACGGCAAGTTGAAGAAGTATCAAGTGGTTAAAGGTGCAATGAGTGCGCTTGGCTTGTACTCAAAGCTGTATGAATACTCAGACAAGAAGAGTATCCTAGTGTTCGATGACTGTGACTCAGTACTGTTAGATGACTTGAGCTTGAACATTCTAAAGGCTGCTCTGGACTCAGGTAAGAAGCGTATGATCCACTGGAATACGGATAGCCGTTTGCTTAAGGATCAAGGCGTACCAAACTCATTCGAGTTCAAAGGTGGTGCTATCTTTATTACCAACATCAAGTTCGAGCACGTGCGCTCAAAGAAGCTGAAGGATCACTTGGAAGCTATCGAGTCACGTTGTCACTATTTGGACCTTACTATCGACACAGAGCGTGAGAAGATCCTCCGCATCAAACAGGTAGTACGTGACTGTGGTATGTTGGACGAGTACGAACTAGACGAAGTTGCCAAGCAACAGGTTGTAGACTTTGTACAGACTAATGCCGCTAAGATGCGCGAGCTGAGCCTGCGTATGGTATTGAAGATTGCAGATCTGCGCATGACATTCCCTAGCAAGTGGGAAGCTGTAGCAGAAGTAACATGTATGAAAGGCAGTCGCTAAGAACTGTTGTAGTATGGACTAGCCAACGATTCGCTCCCGGCAACTAGTCCACCAAGAAACCCAAGTCCCTACGGCAAAGGTTTCTTAGCCCTAAACTCGTAAGCCCGATTCGCTCCCGGCATGTTTAGGGCTTTTTTTTTGACCAAAGAGCCGCCAGTTGACTGGGTTATTATTTGGCAGTATAATAGATACATAGCAACAAAGAAACAAAGGAAACACAATGAGATCAGACACAATCACAGTAGCAGACCTAATCCGTATCTTAAACAAGGTAGACCCTAGCCTGCCCGTAAAGATGGCTATGAATCAAGAATACGAGTGCGAAGTAGATGCCAGCATGGTAGGTGTTCGTGAGTACGACGAAGGTCCTGTACTCTACATCAACGACTGCCTAAACGCATACGAGATCGATGACACGACCTATGATGCAGAAGGTCGTGTAGTTGACTTGAGCGACACCTTCTAGTATAATATACACATACACACAACACAGGAGCGAACACTATGTTACAAGCTAAAGAACTAGACACTAAGCCTGCAGGGTTCTATGCGTATGCGGCAGCTAGAGATGCTAGCATGAAGAGCTATGCATGCTCTACACGATACACACTAGAAGAGCGTACTAGAGCACAGCGTACACAGCTAGGCTTAGAGCTAGCCTACACGAGTACAGCGCAGTACATTACATACCGTAAGAAGTTCGTAGTCGTCAAGCTAGAAGGTGCCCGTGTGCGTTGCAGACACACTCTACGCAAGCTAGAAGAACAGTATGAGCGGGAAGGCATTGAGAAAACTGTCACAGCACAAGCCGTCAGCTACCGGATACCGAAAAGATAATTTCTGCGAGGGGTGGGGGGCATATAAACAAAATGACTGTTGCTAAAACGCAACAGCGCATGCAAAATTCACCCACCGAGTCAAAATCACCTGGATGAATCTAAAAGTACTTGTCTATATTTTTTTACGCGGATCCTCTACAAGACCCTAGGACCCATTTTGGGCAGTCACTATAAATAATTGCGGCTGGACGGT